AGATAGAGGAGAGTGAAGATGAATTATAAAATAACCAAAATTGAGCACTTATGCGATATAGAGTTCGAGGCTCAAGATGATAAGGAGCTTATGTTCTTTTATCGTGAGGGCATAATTGATGAAGTGTTATCTACAAAGAATGCACATCAATATTACAAAATAACTGATGAAGACGGAAATGTTGTGTTTGAACATACATACACATAAGGAGATGAATAATGAAAGTTAAACAGTTAATTAAAGAGCTAGAGGATATAAATCCAAATGCCGCTATCCGTTTATATTTTCCCTACGATATATGGGAAGACCACCCTGAGGATTTAAGCTCAGATGAATTTGAGATTTTTACTTCAGGTTTAGATTATGATGAACCATTTATAGAATTATTTTCGACTGTTGATATGAATGGTAATAGACAAGAGGAGAGTGAATAATGTCACAATGCGGCGTGTGCGATATACATAATGAAATTTATTTAGCTGATGAAAACGAATATTATGAGAAAAAATATGATACTAGTACAGCAATATGGAACGCTGACGAAGTATATGAAGATTACAACTTAGAGATAGAAGAAAATGGGATATGTGAAGTCTGTATCTACAATAAATATGGGGTGGGGTGGTGATAAGTATTGATAGCAAAGAATGGGAAGAAATAATTTGCTGTATAGGAAATGAAGCAGATCAGTTTATTAAAGATTATGAAGCCGCTCCTGAAGATTTTGTTTGGAATTGGTATGTAGCAGAAGAAGTTGCTAAAAAAATTTTAAAAGAAAAACTAATTGTTGATGAAGATTGTGTTGCAGAAATTAATAGAATGAGAGAGACAGGTCTTGATGATAAAGGTTGGGATTGGTCAAGTTTTGAAAAATATATTAAGGAGATGTCTGATGATTGAAATAATAAAACTAGATATTGATAAAAATGATAAAAACAATTTTGATTTAGTTTTGAAAATAAATGACATACAAATCGCTATTGGTAATTATGATGATGGTTGCACAATTCATCATAAAGATAATCACGATATGGTATATGTTCAAGTAGAAAGAGAGCCAAATGACGAGATTGAACATGACATAAGAATTGCTACAAGGAGATAAATTATGAAAATTAATTACGATATAGTGAATTACAAAAAGTTTAATTGGTATGACACACAAGCATATAAATTTAACCAGGATGATAACAATGGTTATATTTATGGCTATGTAGAGTGGTATGGAAATCAAGATTTAGATGACGCTTTAGAAGTTTACGCTGGGGCAGATGTACAATGGTCTTGGTTTAAAACAGCAGCAGAGAGAAACAGAAAATTAAAGGAGATAAGTAATGACTAAAGATTTAGATATATGCGTGTGGGATATACAATTCTGCAAGAAAGATGAAGATGGTAATGAACTTTTGAATGATGATGGGTCTGTGAAACTCTTTCAGCTTAAAAGAGAACATGATGTTTCATTTATTGCAGAGGGTACAGATCATGAAGATTTAGAAGAGGTGAATTATGACTAAAGCCGATATAATTCAATACTTTGGCAACAGAGGTATATATTTAGATAAGAAAGACTTTAAAGAGTTTGGTGTTGTAGGCAACTACATCTTCATACATTTAATCAATGGCGACTACGAAAACAGAGGTTGGGTTGAGATGTATGAAAAAGGCTACTCTACCTTAGAGTGTGACAGAGAGTTTGATTATAAGCCGTTCAAGTTTACTAAAACTTATATGCGTAAGTGTGTAACAGGAGAAATATTATGACTAAGGAAGAACTAAATAAACTCAATAAAATTATAAATGATGTAGCTGAACATCAAGATTACTATGAATTCATAAATTCAAAATGGATTGAGGATTGTATTGCTAACAAAGATTGGATAGCACTTAATCCTACTATGAATACTTTGTGTGCTTTGCAAAACACTCGAGAACAATTAGAACAATTATCTACAGGAGAAATATTATGACGTTCAGTTACAGAAACAAAGATCATAATTTGGCTTTTAAAAAACGTATCAGAAACTATGTTGTGTTCTTATTATTAGGATTTTTATTAGGAGTGCTGCTATGAATAAATTATTAGATTTAAAAACCCCAGAAACCGACTACGATTGTTGTGTTTATGCAGGGGTCTTTGCTCAGTACATTATGAACAATGAACAAGCACGAACCTGGTTTCAGGCTCAGTATGAAGTCTTATGTGCTAGTTTAGATGAAGTGTCTCAAGCTAGAGCTAAGAAAGAGATTCAAAAAACTATTAACGACTTATATGAGGTGTTGTAATGGCTTGGGGTGAAATATCCAATTATAAAATAGATCGTAATCTAACGCTGAAAGAAAACTTTCAGAATTTTGTAACCGAACTAAACCGAGAACGTTTTAACTGTCGAACCGATATGTTCAATATTGATTCTTATCAACCTTGTAATGAACTTGAAGCATTTCAGTTGTTCTGCAAGTTTTGTGGTCGTCAGAAATGATCTTAGATATCTTATTGATTATTTTGATTGTTTGTCTAGTTTCTTTGGGGGAACGTCCTGATGATTAATATCAGCCTCTATCAATTCAGTAGTCATAAGTTGTTTTAACCGACTTTCGACTTCTTCCCGAGACATTTGGTCAATCTTGCCGAACCGCACTTCTTTCTTCTCAACAACTAGACCCCCGACTTTCAACAAAGAGTTTTGTGCGGAGATAGCCGCATTAAAGGAACCCGACTCTAAAGCTTTGTCTCTGATATCGTATAAGTCCTGAACAGCCCGATCGTGATTTAGCTCATATTTTTTTTTAATCTCCGACATCAAATAGTTAAACTCTTGCTTAACTTTAGGATTACGCATTAGTTGGTAAGCTGCTTGACGTGGATCTTTGTACCCAGCAATCCGAGCCGACTCTGCTAAAGAATACCTGGGATTATTAACCGCTGTCCAACAAAAGACTTTTTGCCGACGATTCAGATCGCTGTTATCGAAAAACTCAATAGGTGGTTGCTCTTCCGTTGAAATGATGGGTTCATGTACTTGTTCTTTCATGATCTAATTACTTTATCCGTCCAATTATGTGCGACATCTTCGGCCCATGCTTCGCTATGATTATAAGCTTCAACTGTTCTGACGTATTTATCGCCCTCTGTCAAATCAATCTCGTAGCCTTTCGCTGTTTTGTAGATAAAAGCTGCTCTTTTATTGTCTCTGACAGTCTGTATCAATTCTTTCATCCTTGCCCCCTATAACGTTTGAAACTTGCTTTACGGGCCTTAGGCATACTGCTAGTGCCAATATTGCGACGACCTATTGAAGTTTTCTTACCTCTGACTCCGCAAACTGGGTCATGACCTTTAGCAGTACTCCATTTAGTTGCCATTATGCGAATTATAGAGTTACAGATTGTAGAAGTAAAGTATAGATTGAAAAGCGTGGTTGAGAATGTACTTACCCCTACTCATCCCCAAGAGTATAGAGTTCGATTTTCTACTATCACTTATCAGATGTCAAGTATTAAGTTTAATTTAATAAGTATAAGTCTTAGGCCCTAGTGACAAAAATGAAAAAAATAAAAAAATAGTCTAGCCCTTTGTTAATCAGTGTTTCCCATGTCATGACTTACATGACAATAATAGGACAAAAATAGTTATGCTTTAATACTCTTACATAAATTTACCATTTATTTGGGACTTTGCGCCTTTATTTATTTTAAACTTACCGCCTTTTTTTGTTGCAGTTTTTCTTCTTAAATGTAAAAGATATAACTGTAAATCCATACGATCTGTAATAATTACAGGCAACAGACCAACAGGTGTAGTTTCATCAAACCCATATTTGTTCATCATTTTTTGCATTAGTACGTCTGTTTTAAGTGTTTTCATAATTTAATTATAGCAGAGCATTTTGTCGCTAAGGTTGCTCTGAAACCGTAAGTCCGCCGACTTCTCTTAAACAGGAGAGTTCGTGTAAAGAGGCGACCAAAAAGGTGAGGCGAAGGAGTTGTACAAGGAGATCAATACATACACACCAACTCTAAGCATTCGCCTCATTCTCACCATGCCGCATAAGATTATTACTTGTTATCTCTAAATGATGATCGTAAGTCTCACAATCCCATTTAGCCTCAGTAGCATCTATTTTAAGACCAGTTGTTTTGTAAACTAAGTTTTGATAATTATGATGTAATTCTTCCCAGGTATCAAAACCCTGATCATAAGCATCAATAAAACATTTAGTTTTTTTATGATCGCACAACAGTTTATGTTCTTCGTCCATATACCATCTATTTGACTTGCTCATTTCTTCCTCTTTTATCTTTTACTAAAGTGCTAAGGATCTCAGCCGTATACTTCTGTTGTTCTTTTGGTAAAGCACTAAGGTCCTTAATGCAATCAACCAAAAGCGATGTCGTTTGTGCTAAATCAGCAGTGATATGTTCTAAGTGTTCCATATCTTCTGTAGCAATAGTTTTCAATTTATTAATTTCCATACTTGTATTTTCAGGTTTATTGTTTAAAATGTCAACTACTAGAAGTAAATTAATATTATAGGAAAAAAAATTATGAATAACTTACCAGAGAATCTACAAAAACACGATCACCATATGATTGGTGACGCTATCTACTTTCCAAGTATAAGCAACCATGAGTATCACAATACAGATGGTGTTTCATCTTCTATGATTAGAAAGTTCAGAATATCAGAGCTACATGCTGTCAAAGAAGAGTTACAAGAAACTCCTGCTTTACGTTTTGGTTCCGCCGCACATGCTTTGATAGTTGAGGGAGAAACAGTTTTTAACAATGAGGTAGCAGTTATAACTGGCAGCATGTATACCGCTTCAGCTAAACAAATGATAGCCGAATGTGCCGAGAGAGGTGTAACTTGTATACCGAACAAAGACTACGAAACTATTAAAAATATGTCTGAACATTTGCTACCGGTAGCAGAAAAATATCTTAACCCTACTGAAGCAGAATATCCTGCTGAACACTTTAACAGCCCGTATGAACGAGCGTTGTATTGGTGGGAAGATGAAGTTTTATGTAAACTGAAAGCCGATGTCGTTCGACATCCAATAACTAATGCTTATGATCCGAAATCAATCGTGATAGTGGATTATAAAACAACAAAAAGTTGTGATCCTGCTAAGTTTATGACTTCAGTAAAACAATATGGTTATGAGTATCAGGCAGCTTGGTATAAAAGAGGTTTTGAGAAAGCTGGGTTCAAAGTACAAAACTTTGTTTTTGTGGCCCAAGAAAAAGTTTCACCTTATGCATCTAAAGTTTTTGTCATAGAAGCAGAAGATTTAGACAAATACTGGATAGAATTGGAATATATGTTGCAACAATACAAAAATTATAAAACAGGACTAACAACAGAATTAAAAGCTTATAACTGTCCTGATGTTTGGGAGTTAGAATTATGAATCAAGAAGACTATACTTATGAAGAAAAATGCAACTTTGGCGAAAATCTTGGAGAAGATTTAGTTAATCACCCAGATCATTACACACAAGGCTCTATAGAATACATAGACGCTGCACGTGCTATGTTAGGATCTGAAGGTTTTATCAGTCTTTGCCAGGGAACAGCAGCAAAATATATTTGGCGACATAAGCATAAAAATAAACCATTAGAAGATTTAGAAAAAGCTAGAGTTTATCTTGACTGGATGATTGAAGAATACAAAAAAAAGGTGAAAAAAGATGAATAATTACGACGCAATAGCAATTACACTCGGTTTTAAAAAGGTTGATACACATGAGGAAGACGCAGAAGCATGGCAGACTTTAATTGATACTGGTTTGGTTTGGAAGTTAAGTTCTAAATATATTAAAACAGCTAAAAGGCTTATTGAGATTGAAGCAAAAATAAAAAATGATGAATAAATTTTTAGTAATGCTTAAAAAAAGCCGGCATGTAGCCGGCTCTCTGTAGTACAAACGTTACTAACCTAAACTAGGTTTAGCTCCAACGGCAGAGCCAGAACCAAGGTTTTGGCTAGTGTTAGAATTAGCACTATCAGAATCGGTTAAGGGTAAATAACCTTTAATTTTAGTAAAAATCTTACCGTCCCTGTTATCGTGATCGATAACAAGTCTCAACTTCTTACCAACAAAAGCTTCTTTCTTATCTGGTAAACCATCAAAGCCTACAGCTTTCACTAATTGTGTAAAAATCTCGTTTGAGATTCTTTTGGCATCAGCATTCGAATGCCAAAGATTGTAGTATTCTTTGTGATCAAAGTTACTTTTGTCCCCTAGTTCAAACAATACAGTCATAGCTTTGTCACCTGACTGTGTTTGCACTTCTTCTATTTTTATTACACAAGATTCATAGACTCCAGGTTTAACAACCGTCTTATCAGAACCCAGTTTAATATCTTTAAAAAAATCTACACCATCAAAATCACTCATTTTATACTCCTTTTTTGTAATTTTTCAAGAATCATTATTCTTGTTTTTATATCGAAATTTCTGAATCTTAATTTTGCCATCTCTGAAAAAGCTGCTGTAAGATTTCTATAAACGACTTCTACATCTTTACGATTTTGTAAATCTACATCTTCGCAAAAAGTGGCACAAATGTATTCTTTCAGATCTTCGATTTTTTTGTGGTTGGTACAAAGCATGTCAGAATATTCATATGATGCTTCAGAAAAATCTATATCTTTGAAATGACTTTTTTCGATCCCATCATAACTTTTTAAAGCAGCATACTTTTCTTCCCAACATTGTTCGTCCCAGTCACTGTTTTGTAAATCAGTAGTGAAATCTGACAAATCAAGCTTCCTCATTTATTAGCTCCTCTACTGGTTCTGGTGTTGCTGTACCAGCAACAACCTTATTAAAACCTAATTTAGCGATTACACTAGATAAGTTTGGTTCTTCTAATGCCTCTAGTTTGCCTGATCTGTCTTTACAAACAAAACCTTCAGCAAGAGTAGTTTGTAACCATCTTGTGTGTACAGCTTTACCTTCACTATCAGTTTGTTCCATAACACGCAAACACAAAACCTCGTCAAAGAAATAAGGTATTGACTGTCCTAGTTTTGTACCAATCATTTTTGGTTGAAAAAACCAAACACCATCATTATTTTCTTTGGACATTTTACAAACAAATATTACATGCATAGGTAAATCTCTAAACATACGCATAACATTAGTACATGTAATCTGTACGTTACCATAAGCTTTACGAGCATCCTTATTAATACTTAGTTCGTGGTCCAAAAGAATCTCTGACATCTCAGAAATAGAATCTAAACAAACGGTATCATAGTCATGCTCACCAGCTCTTAACTCACCATATATTTGGTTTAACTCTTCGTAGGTTTTTATTTCTATTGCATCAACGTTCTCTTTATCACGTATAGATAGAAGTCCTGCTTCCATACTTATAACAAGCACTTTACCAGGAGCCGTTGAGCATGTGTAAGTTTTACCTGCACCAGACTCGCCATAAATTAAGATTTTAGCACCTTGCTTATTAACAAGCTGATCAGGTTTTACTACATTTTTTAAAATACTCATATTAATATTCCTCAATAAGTTGACATAAATTGTAGCATAATGTTACTTTATGTAAACACAAATTAAGGAAATTATTATGGAAAATAATTTAGAGTGGTATGCAAATTACTGCCACAGATTACAACGCATAAACTTCCAACGGCTTAAAGAATTGAAAAACAAAGGGATAGAACCACTTTATCCTGATAAAAAAGTTAAACAGTACAAACTTAATGAATACATAAAACATTTAGGTATGGCTACATCTGTTGAAACTTTTGAAGTATCGCTCGCTACTATTAAGGCTTGGCGTTGGGGTTATAGAAAACCTAGCGTAAAACAAGCAAAAAGAATTATACAAAAAACCAACGGCAAACTTGATTACGAATCAATCTATGGTTGCCCGAATGATCTAAGTTAGTGTTCTCAATAAACTTTAGTGGCGAAGAATCTGTCTACGATTTAGCTATGTCCTATTATGATGAGGGTTTAGACGTAGTGCCTTTGCTAAGAAAAACAAAAAAACCGCCAAGTTTTTTCAAAGGTTGGGCTCACTTCAAAACTGACAGACCTAAAAGATCAGAGGTAGAAAAATGGTTTAAAGATCGGGACGACATGACAGTAGCATTAGTGTGTGGACAATTTATGGTAGTAGATGCTGATACACCAGAAGCTATGTCTTGGGTAGATAAAAATTTACCACCATCACCTTATAGAGTCCGTACGGGTAAGGGCATGCATTATTACTATAACAATCCACAAAACTACACAACTTTTGCTACAAAAAGAACCAACGAAACACCTATAGAAAGACATATTGATTTACGTGGCGAGGGTGGTTTGATAATAGCGCCATACAACAAACACGCTAATGGTCAAACTTATATGCCAATACAAAACCCAAACTGGGATTTATGGGGTTTCGAAGACTTGCCTGATTTTACTGAGAAAGAGTGGGTGCAAATTACTGGCAACAATAAAGTAAATGGCCAATCAACTGTAGCGCCTTTTTCTTTGAGTGGTGTCAATGAAGGATCTAGAAACGATCAAGCTGCACGACTAGCCGGTTATCTTATAAGCAAAAATTTAAATTTAGACTTTGCCAAATTTTTTATGGAAAGTTGGAATCAACAAAACTCACCACCCTTACCAAAACATGAAATATTGTCTGTAGTAGACAATGTAAAGAAAACACACGATAGAAAAAATCAACAAGCACCCCTGTTTGTACAAGCGACAGAAAACATAACACCACCAAAAAATCTATTTAGTCCACCAGGTATTTTAAAAAATATGTTTTTGTTTGCCGAAGAGATAGCACAAATTAGTCAACCTGAGTTAAGTTTAGTAGGGGCTATTAGTTTAGCTAGTGTCTGCTGTGGGCGTATGTATAGGACAGATATGAATAACTTTAGCAGTTTGTATTTTGTTGGCGTTGCTAAGTCGGGCCAAGGTAAAGAAAATATCAAAACTTTTGTTGAAGCTGTTCTTAATAAAACTAGACACTCTAAGATGATTGTAGGTGATGGTTACACTTCATCAGGAGCCGTTCACTCAACACTTAAATATAAACCTACACAAATAACTATTATGGATGAGTTTGGTAAAAGGCTAGAAAATATTTCTGCACAACAAAACACAAATGTAGAGAGCGGCATACAAACTTTAATGGAAGCCTGGGGTAGATGTCATGGTGCTTTACGTCCTGATAACTACTCACTTATGAACACACCTGAACAATATGTAGAACAAACTATGAACCGCATTTGTTACAAACCGGCTATAACTTTAGTAGGTTTGTCTGTTCCAAAAAATTTTTATGGAGCTTTGAACTCTGGACGTGTGGCTGACGGTTTTTTAAATAGATTTTTAATTGTTGAATCTAAAGAACCACGTAAGGTAACTGCCCTTAAGAAATTCAAAAGACCGCCACAAAATATAATAGATTGGGTTAATGCAATTAGGAAACCGCAAACTGATTTTGGTGACATAGCAGAAGAAAATTCACAAGTAGATGTTGGACAGAAAGTATTGGATTTCGATGAAGATAGTAGACAGTTGCTAAGTGAGTTTGCAGAAGAGATAGTGCGAAGACAAAACATACTTGAAAAGGATAACCTAGAACCTTTGTTGTCAAGATCTCGGGAAAAAGCCATGAGACTTGCACTAATTTGTGCACTTGCTTGTGATGTTAAAGCTCGCAACATACAAAAGGAACATACAGAGTGGGCAATAGATTATGTTAGATATTACGATCTACTATTTATAGAAACATGCCGAGATAAAGTTGCTTCCTCTGCAACAGAGGCAAAAATAAAATCTGTTTTATCTTACATTAGGACGAGGGGTGCTGAGGGTATCAGTAAAAGAGAAGTAGATAGACATGAATTATTTAGATCAATGAAGTCATATGAAGTCAAAGAAATAATAGACCGGCTAAAAAATGCCGGTGAAATACAAGAAATAGAAGTAAAGGTTGGGGGAAAAGGACGGCCTACCAAAAGATTTGTAGCCGTTGATCCTAATTTTTATCAAGATTAAGGAGTATTTATGATTAAACCTAGTTTAGAAACAATAGACGATCAAAAAAGAGAAGAGCGGGTGGCAGGTTACTTAGAGGGTAAATGGGATGTAACTTGTCACAAGCTTCCAGTATCTTACGGTTTAGATTACTGGATAGAATCAAAAGAAAAAAGTTTTTGGTGTGAAGTAAAATGTCGTACCTTTGCTTACGATAAATATGATACTTTCATTTTATCAGCTGCAAAATTAGCGAAAGGAAGTGCATTTGCTAATGCTACAGGTGTGCCTTTTATTATTGTTTATGCTATGACAGATGGATTGTATATGCATAAATGGCAAAAGAATCATAATTATGAAGTCATGATGAATTTATCACAAGATCCACAACACGTTGATGACAATGAGCCTTACATTCACATACCGAAAAATATGATAGAATGTATTAACGATTTACCATTAGGTATGGATAGGAATGAAATAGGACTATGTTAGATATATTAAAAAATACTTTAGCGACTGTAGCACCAACATTAGGGCAAGCAGTAGGTGGGCCTTTAGGCGGAGCTGCTGCAAATATGATTGCTAGTGTGCTTGGTTGTAAAGCAGAGCCAAAATCTATTGCACAGGCTATGCAAAACGCTACACCTGAACAGTTACTAGAACTTAAAAAAGCAGAAAAAGAGTTCGAAGTAAAAATGAAAGAGTTAGATGTAGATATTTATAAATTACAAACACAAGATATACAAAATGCACGAAGTGCTTTTTCGGGCGATTGGACCTCTAAAATATTAGGGTTTATAACATTAGGTGGTTTTATGGGTTATATATTTTTAGTAACAATACAACCGCCAGAACAAAATAGTGAGGCTCTTATTAACCTTGTGTTAGGTTACTTAGGTGGTTTGGCTAGTGCAGTCATATCCTTTTACTTTGGAGCATCACACAAAAAGGACGAGTAGTCTGTTGACTAGCGTAAAGCTCAAGGGTTTTTCAG